GACGCTGACGTTCGTTCAGGACCGCCCGTCGGATGTGGTGTGGCCGTACACCAACAGCGATGTGGTGGTGGATGATAACGGCGTGGGGTTCCGCTACAGCTTCAGTGCCCTGAAGGACCGGCACACGGCGGTGGAGGTGAATTACACCGACCCGCAGAACGGCTGGCAGACCTCCACGGAACTGGTGGAAGACCCGGAAGCCATACTGCGCTACGGGCGCAACCTGCTGAAGATGGATGCGTTCGGTTGCACCAGTCGCGGTCAGGCCCACCGTGCCGGGCTGTGGGTGATAAAGACCGGACTGCTGGAAACGCAGACGGTGGATTTCACGCTCGGGTCACAGGGGCTGCGTCACACACCCGGAGACATTATTGAAATCTGTGATAACGACTATGCCGGGACCATGACCGGCGGACGTATCCTGTCCATCGATGCCGCCAGCCGCACCCTGACACTGGACCGTGAGGTGACCCTGCCGGAGACAGGTGCCGCCACGGTGAACCTGATTAACGGCAGCGGTAAGCCGGTGAGCGTGGCCATCACTGCACACCCCGCGCCGGACCGGATACAGGTCAGCACCCTGCCGGATGGCGTGGAGACATACGGTGTATGGGGACTCTCCCTGCCGTCACTGCGTCGTCGCCTGTTCCGCTGTGTCTCCATCCGGGAAAACACGGACGGCACCTTTGCCATCACGGCAGTGCAGCACGTACCGGAAAAGAAGCCATCGTGGATAACGGGGCCAGCTTTGAGCCACTGTCCGGTTCGCTGAACAGCGTCATCCCGCCGGCAGTACAGCACCTGACGGTGGAGGTGAGCGCGGCTGACGGTCAGTATCTGGCACAGGCGAAATGGGACACGCCGCGGGTGGTGAAGGGTGTGCGCTTCAGTCTGCGCCTGACCAGCGGAAGCGGAGAAGACAGCCGTCTGGTGACCACCGCCATCACTGCGGATACAGAGCATCGTTTCAGTGGTCTGCCGCTCGGGGAATACACCCTGACAGTCAGGGCAATTAACAGTTATGGCCAGCAGGGCGAACCGGCCACCACCACCTTCCGGATTAACGCACCGGCAGCGCCTGCCGGTGTTGAACTGACGCCGGGGTATTTTCAGATAACGGCAGTCCCGAAACTGACCATTTATGACCCGACGGTGCAGTTTGAGTTCTGGTTTTCGGAGGCAAAAATTGCAGACGCCGCACAGGTGGAAACCTCTGCCCGTTATCTGGGGACCGGCAGTCAGTGGAGTGTCTCCGGTCCGCACATTAAGCCCGGAAAGGATTTCTGGTTTTATGTGCGCAGCGTCAACCTGGTGGGTAAATCTGCTTTTGTGGAAGCCAGTGGACGGGCGAGCAATGATGCTGCGGGCTATCTGGAACTTTTCCGGGAAAAGATAGGAAAAACGCATCTGGCAGAGGCGCTGTGGGCAGAGATTGACAACAGTCAGCTGAAGGACGAGATGGCGGAAATGCAGACCACCATCACAGAAACCCGCAATGAAATCACACAGACGGTCAGTAAAACGCTGGAAGACCAGAGCGCCACCATTCAGCAGATACAGCGCGTGCAGAAGGACACAAATGATGACCTGGCTGCGCTGTACATGCTGAAGGTTCAAAAAACGAAAGACGGCATTCCCTATGTGGCCGGGATTGGTGCAGGGATTGAGGATACTGATGGCCAGCCACTGAGCAACATACTGCTGCTGGCTGACCGTATCGCGATGATAAATCCGGAGAGCGGCAACAGCACGCCGTTATTTGTGGCGCAGGGGAATCAGCTGTTCATGAACGACGTGTTCCTGAAACGACTGTTTGCGGTGAGCATCACGTCATCCGGCAATCCTCCGGCATTTTCCCTGACGCCGGACGGGCGACTGACGGCGAAAAATGCGGATATCAGTGGCAGTGTGAATGCGAACTCAGGGACGCTCAACAACGTCACGATTAATGAGAACTGTCAGATTAAGGGGAAACTGTCAGCCAACCAGATTGAAGGCGATATTGTCAAAACGGTCAGCAAGTCTTTCCCCCGCACGAGCACTTATGCCAGTGGCACCATCACGGTAAGAATCAGTGATGATCAGAAGTTTGACCGGCAGGTCATGATACCGCCAGTGTTATTCCGCGGTGGTAAGCATGAGAATTTCAACAGTAATAACCAACAGTCATACTGGTATTCAACCTGCCGGTTAAGAGTGACCCGCAATGGTCAGGAGATTTTTAATCAGTCCACGACGGATGTTCAGGGCGTATTTTCCTCAGTTATAGATATGCCTGCCGGACAGGGGACGCTGACACTGACATTCACCGTATCTTCATCAGGAGCGAATAACTGGACACCAACAACCAGTATCAGCGATCTGCTGGTTGTGGTGATGAAAAATCCACAGCAGGTATCAGTATCAGCTGAATTTTATAACCCAGAACGGGCGTCAGAAATGACGCCTTTTTTATTGCAGAAAAGCGAGAGGTAATTATGCGTAAACTTTATGCCGCCATTTTGTCCGCAGCCATCTGTCTGGCCGTATCCGGCGCGCCTGCATGGGCGTCTGAGCAGCAGGCCACGCTGAGCGCGGGGTATCTTCATGCCCGGACGAACGCTCCCGGTAGCGATAATCTTAACGGGATTAACGTGAAATACCGTTATGAGTTTACGGATACGCTGGGGATGGTGACGTCATTCAGCTATGCAGGAGACAGGAATCGCCAGCTTACCCGTTACAGCGATACCCGCTGGCATGAAGATTCCGTTCGTAACCGCTGGTTCAGCGTAATGGCGGGGCCGTCTGTGCGCGTGAATGAATGGTTCAGCGCGTATGCGATGGCGGGTGTGGCTTACAGCCGTGTGTCGACTTTCTCCGGGGATTATCTCCGCGTAACTGACAACAAGGGGAAAACGCACGACGTGCTGACCGGAAGTGATGACGGTCGCCACAGCAACACGTCTCTGGCGTGGGGGGCTGGCGTGCAGTTTAACCCGACCGAATCCGTGGCCATTGATATTGCTTATGAAGGCTCCGGCAGTGGCGACTGGCGCACTGACGGCTTCATCGTGGGTGTCGGCTATAAATTCTGATTAGCCAGGTAACACAGTGTTATGACAGCCCGCGGTTCAGGCGGGCTTTTTTGTGGGGTGAATATGGCAGTAAAGATTTCAGGTGTACTGAAAGACGGCACAGGGAAAACCGGTGAGAACTGCACCATTCAACTGAAAGCCAGACGGACCAGCAGCACGGTGGTGGTGAACACGGTGGCCTCTGAAAATCCGGATGAAGCCGGTCGTTACAGCATGGACGTTGAGTACGGTCAGTACAGCGTCATTCTGTTGGTGGAGGGCTTCCCGCCGTCACATGCCGGGACCATCACCGTGTATGAAGATTCTCAACCGGGGACGCTGAATGATTTTCTCGGTGCCATGTCGGAGGATGACGTCCGGCCGGAGGCACTGCGTCGTTTTGAACTGATGGTGGAAGAAGCGGCGCGTCACGCTGAGGAGGCGAAGAAGAATGCCGGAGAGGCGGAGACGTCCGCGAGGAATGCCGGCATATCATCCAGTAAGGCGGAAGCGAGCGCGGCAAATGCTGACACTTCAGCAGGGGATGCATCGGAGTCAGCCCGGCAGGCGGCAGAAAGTGCAGCCGCTGCAAAGCAGTCAGAGGAGGCGTCCTTGTCCTCGGCTTCTGCGGCCGCTCAAAAAGCCAGTGAGTCATCACAAAGTGCAGCAGAAGCTGAATTGTCAAGAAAGACGGCAGAAAGTGCAGCCGGTAATGCAGCCAGGGATGCAACGACCGCAACAGAAAAAGCCCGGGAGTCAGCAGAAAGCGCACAGTCAGCGGAACAAAGCAGGATAGCGGCGGAAGAAGCCGTAAACCGAATCCCCACCGTGGTGGGGCCTCCCGGGCCAAAGGGGGAACCGGGTCCCGCGGGTCCTCAGGGGCCGAAGGGAGATAAAGGAGAGCGTGGCGACACCGGCCCGGCAGGGGCAACCGGTGAAAGGGGACCGGCAGGTGATGCTGGTCCGGCAGGCCCGCAGGGGCCGAAAGGTGACAGGGGAGAGCAGGGAGAGACCGGTCTGACGGGAAATGCAGGTCCACAGGGTCCAAAGGGAGATACCGGTGCGGCAGGCCCGGCAGGCCCACAGGGACCGAAAGGAGAAACAGGTGCGGCTGGCCCGGTGGGGGCAACCGGACCTCAGGGGCCGAAGGGCACCCGGGGGAGACACAAAATCCGTTTTCGTCTGGGGCCGGGAAACATTATTGAGACAAACAGCAATGGCTGGTTCCCGGATACAGATGGCGCACTCATCACCGGACTGACCTTTCTTGCCCCCAAAGATGCCACACGGGTTCAGGGTTTTTTTCAGCATTTGCAGGTCAGGTTTGGCGACGGGCCGTGGCAGGATGTCAAGGGGCTGGATGAAGTGGGCAGTGATACAGGCAGAACAGGAGAATGACATGAATATTTTGAGAAAGCTTATGGAGCGTCTGTGTGGTTGCGGAAAGCATGATGGCCGTGAACACGTGCAGTCGCCTACAGCACAGCTGCGACTGGGACCGGCAGACATTCTGGAGTCAGATGAGAATGGTATTATCCCGGAGCAGGACGGGGTAATCACGCAGGTGGTGATACTGGATGCGGATAAAAAGCAGATACAGTGCGTGGTAAGACCGCTGCAAATCCTGCGTGCTGACGGGACGTGGGAAAATATTGGCGGGATGAAGTAACCCGACAGCTTCACAAAACCGGAGTCCGGCTCCGGTTTTTGTGTTGCAATGTCCGTGGGATATTTGTTAAGTAGATGATAGAGGTGCTAATTCAACAGGGAGATAAATTAATGCCGATAAATCTGACATCTTATTTGGGGTTACAGGGGGCGAAAGTTGTCCCGGCAGTTGTTTTTTCTAAAATTTAGTCTTGTTGGGGTAAATGACATATGCCATTGATAACATCCAGCATTTCATCAAATGTTACTTTGCAGAGTATTGAAATATTACGTGAAGCTGCCAGACAAAACCTGATAACGAAAGATATTACTATAAATGGGCAGAAAGTTGGTATTCATTATTATCAACGCCCTGACGTTTTTTTAGTTTCTGGTTGTAAGCGAGTGAATTGGTGGCACTGAAATATATAAAACCATATTAAGTATCAATATGAAAATTCCCGTTCTCCAACCTGGCTTCAACTTTTTTGCCCCTGCTGGATACTCTGCTGCCGTTGCTCCTAATCGTGCTGAAAATGCCTATGCGGATTACGTTTTGGATATAGGTAAGCGAATACCGCTTTCCGCAGCAGATTTAAGCAACGTATACGAAAGTGTAATTCGCGCCGTCCATGACAGCCGTAGCAGGCTCATCGATCAGCATACGGTCGATATGATTGGCAACACTGTACTTGATGCGTTGAGCCGATCACAAACATTTCGTGATGCCGTAAGCTATGGCATTCATAATGAGGAGGTACACATTGGTTGCATTAAATACAGAAACGAATACGAGCTTAACGGAGAATCTGCTATCAAAATTGATGATATTCAATCACTAACCTGTAACGAATTATATGGATACGATGTCGGGCAAGAACCAATTCTCCCCATTTGCGAGGCAGGAGAAAACGAGAACGAAGAGCCTTATGTCAGTTTTAGTGTTGCGCCAGATACTGATTCTTATGAGATGCCATCGTGGCAGGAAGGACTGATTCACGAGATTATTCATCATGTTACTGGGGCCAGCGATCCATCTGGAGATAGTAATATAGAGCTAGGACCCACCGAGATTCTCGCACGTCGTGTCGCTCAAGAGCTGGGATGGAGTGTTCCCGACTTCAAAGGATATGCAGAGCCAGAACGAGAAGCTCATCTTAGACTACGTAACCTGAATGCCCTTCGACAGGCTGCCATGAGGCATGAAAAGAATGAGAGGGCTTTCTTCGAAAGACTGGGTACGATCAGTGACCGATATGAGGCGAGTCCTGATTTCACAGAGTATTCCGCTGTGTCTAACATAGGATACGGATTTATCCAGCAACATGATTTTCCAGGGGTGGCTATCGACGAGAATTTACAGGATGTAAATCAGATCCAACTGTATCATGGTGCTCCTTATATCTTTACATTTGGGGATGTGGACAGACACAATTAGCGCTGATTCGTCTTTACAGTTACATAGGGTTACTACTCATAGATATTAACGGAGTTGATGATGGGCAATCGTGCAACATTGTATTGTATGTAAAGGCAGAGCTCCGAATTTTACTGTTGTAAGTGGGCCTGTCGGGAATGGTATCGCCAGCATCATTGGCTTGGGTCCAGTAAAAAGAGACGCAGAAAGATGCACAATAGGCACTACGCGTCATGCATGGATTAGGTCGCTCATCATTTACACAGTACTGCTAAAAAATTATTAAGGAAAGCGCGGCACTTCGTATGTAAGAGCGTGTCGCGGTTGGCTGGTGAACTTTCGATAGTGCGAGTATTGAATGATTTCCAGCCGTTACCGATTTACGTGTTTATTAGCGAACAAACCACTCGTCAGCAGACTCCCAGGTATCTTGAGGTGTACTGGCAATAGCGGACACTACCATTTGTTCTTTTTTTAAGCAGCCATCTGATGATATTTTTCCCTGAAGGCTGCCGGGGAGATATTCCCCAGACGAGAGTGACGACGCTGACGATTGTAGAAAATCTCAATGTATTCCCGTATTACTGAGATGGCTTCATCCCGGTTATTAAAACGATAGTGGCTCAGGCTCTCATTTTTCAGCGTTCCCCAGAAGCTTTCCATCGGAGCGTTGTCGTAACAGTTACCTTTACGCGACATTGATGTTTTCAGACCAAACTGCTCCTGTATGACCCGGTAATCGTATGCGCAG